CGATTATTTTGAATAAGGCAAACCATACATACTGAATGGGCGGACAGCCACACAAGTATTAACACTGCCAATAAGCAACTTATCATCGTTTACTGTACCCGACCATTGATTTACAAAGATAGGATAGAGCAAAGATGCTCGACACTTAAACAAATCATCTATAGTACCATAAGAAGGTACAGCAGTAGAACCAATATTACGACGCCATAATGAAAGAAATCTTTGGTCATAACCTGTCACCCAAGAAGAGTAAGTTCCACAAAATCCACCCTCAAAATAATCGCGGGCACTTTTTAATTCAGCATACCGAGGAGCGTACCCATAAGTGACAGACATATCTATAGAGCTTACATTATAGTCAAATGGAACAACCTCTCCACACAAACCAAGCATAGGCGCACTCAATTCACAGCGGTACTGTGTCTGCATTCCAATAGAATCTAATTCCGGAATAGGGAAATCAGTAGCATCAGTCTTGAACAAATTACGGTCGACACCAACATGTGAATAGTCAAGCTGAGGAATAGCACGATAAATTCCGATAATCATACCGTAGGTAGTAGATGTAAATTTGCAACCCGCTGACAAATCACCAATACCGATGGCCTTAATTTCAGGCGCACCTCCATTCTGAAAGTTAGTGTTAACCTGTGGATTAATACTAAGAGTTTTATCATCGCCACCAATGAAAACAGAGGTACGAGAATCGACCTTTGGCTTAATACCAAAGTGAGCAAGAACCTGTGAAGCAAAGTCAGGGTCATTACTATTCTGAATTTCCTTATATTTCTGCAAAGCAGTAGCAGAACGCAAAGCAGAAATTTTAAGAGAAGAGCCTGCAGTGGTCAACTTACCCCTAAAGCCAAGAAGTAAATTGCCTGTAGACTCAGTACGAATACGTGAAACGGAACCGTCCGGCGTAGAAACAGGAGCAATATTCTGCTTCTGCAAATTATCACCCGCAGCGAAAGAAGTACCATTAAAAATCGTACCAATAGAACTATCAGCAGTATCAAAAACCCTAAACGTAGCAAGAGCATTATCCGAATTTACAGAAACAGCGGACTCATCGCCATACTGCGCACGTGGAAGTACTGACGTAAAATAATCGATAGGAAGATTAGAATTTTCCAAATCAATGATAGAAGTCATCAAAGTATTAAACGTACTAGACTGTATGAAATTCTTAGCGTTCATATTGTCAGTAGGACCCAAATAATCGATGTTACAAGTCCACGGTTCGAAAGGCTGCCATTTTTCATTACGGTAATGGTCATTGCAAATCTTATGATAAGCCAACAAAGGAAAAATTGATAAGTTTGGACTATTAGTAATTGATTCCGCTTCATAAGTAAAATCCAAAGCAAAAGTAAAATCCTGAAATTCATCAACGTTCCATTCATTGCCATTGCTGACAAATCTCTCTGCCATAGCATAAATATCATACTGTATGATAGTAGTAAAATTACCATAGCCTAAAGACATCAACAACTTAGCTGCACGACAAAGACGATACCCATCGCAAACAAAAACGTCAGAATAAACACTAGAGGATTTACAAAATTCCTCAAAGCCTAAAGCAGAACGAGTTGTATTCGCCTTAAAGTAAGCATCAACGGCAGCCTTCGCATGGTCATACATAGACTTCAACCAAGAAGCCAAATCAATATAAGAAATATAAGGCATTTTAGTCGTAATAGAAGAAGCCGAAATCGAACTACTAGCAAACTTTGAAACATTCTGTCCGGCATCGCCTCTAGTCATATTATTAACTTGCTGCTCAAAATACTTCCAAAGTGACTGAAAAGGTACAAAAAAATACTGTATGTTTTCACGAATGCGAGTAAACGCATCAGTGTTAAGGGCAGCGGTACGAGTCTTACCGTTATACCCTATTTTAAACGTCTCATTAGGATTAACCCACTGAGTAAATACTGGTAGCAATTCGCCAACTTGAGCAGTAAACATATGACGATGAGACAAATCAAAAGCATTACGATTTACCTTGTTCTTAAGGCGATGCATTCCTAAAACTTTATTAGCCATAAAATATTAATTTTTATATGAATCAACAACATCACGGTGTTTAATATTTTCAATAAAAGCCACATTAGCTTTCTGAACTTGATACTGAAATAAAGACCGTGTTTTTAATACATTAAAATCATATGTTCCAGTATATGGAGACATACTTGCATAATTTTCATAAGCAAATAATTTATCATCTTCCAAATTTTGGAAATACTGAACCATATTTTGATAATCTTTCCAGGATATGAAGTCAAAGCGTAACTTAAGACATTCATAAAAATCCAAACCTAAATAGGAGGATAACGAATAGTGATGATGTGCAGCATAAAGCAACGATTTTAAAGGGTTGACAGAATCGGAACTGTTATAAATAGGTTTAGCAAAGGTAACTGCATACCAATGAACAGCACGAAACTGATAATTATATTTATATAACTCCGAAGTGGAGGGCTTAAGCAACCACACTAAAAACTCTCTTACTTGTCCGTCATCATAGATTTCTCCTTTGGTAGCGAAGAAGCGGCGGGCAACGTATACCACCGAACGAAAAAGGGTAGAAGTTTCTGCAACATTAAAACAGGAAGAACCCGTAAATCTAACGGCAAATTGAGAGTAATACGCATCGGACATGGAAACAAGACGTCGCACACCTTTTTTGTTAACAACATAATCTGTCGTAAGTGTTTCGAAATCTCTAGCCGTGAGTAATTCTCTAACCTCTGATTTGTTCTTTGCTCCCAATAAGATTGAGTGAAAACTCCTTTGTGGAAACTTATCAAGCACTCTAGGGAAGTCAGAATGTTGTGTAAGATACTTACTAACATATTCTTGCATGTTGCCGTCTGTAACCTTTGAAGTCGTATCACCGTAGACCCATAAATCAGCCAAATCGAGTTTAACACAAATTTCTCGGGGGTTTTCTGGAGTTGATTGGGGCAAAGTTCGAACAACCCTAAAATCTGCTCGCGCTTTAGACGAGTCATGGAATAATAGGAGATGATAATGCGGACGGAATGATTGTGAGCCGTACTCGCAAATAACGTAGTACCGTATTGTTTCACCATATTCTTTTAAAAACCATTTTCTTAAACGACCTATATATTTTCTAATATCATCATACCATAGTATAGGAATAACAGAATTATTTCGTATACCACGTGAACGAGAAGGAAATCTACTATAATACTTATCAATACGAGCATAATAATCATGCAACATAGAAGCGGTATCAATAGTAGAAAAATCTGTAAGTTGAAATGATTTAGATATTTTATCCTCTACAAAGTAAAAACTTTTAGTTCTTCTATTATACTTTTTAATGACACGATTAGGTATGCGCAGAGCATAACCAAAAGGATACATATAAGAAGTATCGATGTGAGGTAAATGTAAATCATCATACGTATTAGTAATAAATTCAACATATTTATGTTTAGATGCTTCTACCTCTAACATCTTGCAAAGATGTTCTTGGGCTGCAACACGGCACTGAATGCAAGAGTGACAACCAACAAGAGTTATGCCATGACGCCCGGCAACGGGAACTGGATTATTGCAACGAGGGAAAAGAGCCATAATTATATACTAAATAAATTACCGTTATAACAACTCATAATAGTTTTTTGTGTAACACGACCGCCACTTTTAGAAAAATCTAAAGGACAATACATTTCAATCTCTTTCAACGTATCAGCAAGATAGGGTTTAGATTGACCACTACAATATGCCTGTTTACGCTGAATCTCTCTAATGACTTTGAGAGCAATCAAATAATCTTTAGCAGTCATAAGCAAAAAAATTAGATACGTTTATACCATTGATATTCATGTTCCCAAACAACAGGCGAAGTAGTCATAGACGTAACGACAACAACTCTAGGCAAAAACAGACAAAGAAATTCATCAATTTTGCCATACTTGACAACATACTGAACACCGGTTACTTCAACGATAAAACAACGAGAATTAATTTTCACCATAGGGCTTTAAATTTTTAGAGCGGACAAAACCGCTATGTTTAACAATTGTGGTATCAACTGATACAATAGTAGTGCGACCACTAGCAACTACATTGTGTGACGTACTGCAGGATGTCATAGTAGAAACACCAAAATAAGCAGCTATCAATCCAAGTGCATACAATGCTACTTTGATGATAATTTTTATGATTTCCTTTTTCATGGTGCAAAGATAAGAAAAAGTTTTTAGAACTACCAAATTTATTAACATTAATTAGCAAAATAGTTACAAGGAACAAAAGTGCAGTAATTAGGAATATGTATTCCCACTTTTGCCTTCCTATAACAAGAGAGTAGGAATTTTCGGGAGAAAATTTTCATAAAAAGGTAGTTACTAGAGAGTTACAAACTTTTCCGCGCAAGCTAAGGTTTTTCTAGCAGACAAACCTAAATAAAATATCTGTTTAGTTAAATTGCGTACGTACGTATAAAATGCGCACGCACACAAATACAAAACAGATACAATAATAGTATAATATAAATTTTTATTATTTCATAAAAAAATATAGATTTTTACGGAAGGTATTTTAGGTTGAATGAGAATTATCTAAAACGTGTTTGCATTATCTAACGTACAATTAATAAATATTTAACTAAAATATTTAGTAGTGTCTGATAAAATTCGCACATTTACAATAGAAAAAGGCGCAAGGGGTTTACCTTTGCGCCTAATTTATTATCTATAGCCGGTAGGACTATAATTAGGGTTTTCACGATACGCATCAAGCCACGATTTACCACTAGGTGGTGGTGTAGGTTCTCCACCAGTAGAAGAACCTTTGTTGAATCTAGGCTTAGGCTTAGGCATGAAATTGCTAATACCATCTGAAACGTTTTTAACCATACGTGTGACACTTTCACCACGCTCAAAGATTTTATCAGTATCGTAGCTATCAACACGCTTATTAGTAAGGGACGTTTCGGACTTATACATACCGCTAAGCGAACGTATCAAATCAGGTTCTTGCATCAACTTGTTCAGAGACCACTCATTTTGCTGAATGTTTAAATCTAATAAATGCTTATAAGGAGTTTGACGGAGTATACTTTCAGCCTTACCAATAGGCATCTTACCAAGCATGAAATCAGTATAATAGCGTTGCATATCATTAGACATATGTTGGCCAGAAGTCAAAGCACCATAATAGCCACCTAACTGTTTGAGATAACTAGCATTAGCACTAGCATTCGTAAGGGCTGCACGACCCTGCATCAAAGCAGCTTGACCCTGCTGAGTAGCAGCATGAGCAAAAGTCTGCTGAATAGATAGCCACTTACCGTAATTCTCTGTTTGCTTAAGGGTATATTTACCCGCAGCAATATCACGAAAAGCAGATGCATAAAAAGACATTGTTTGAGCAACATTCTTTTCAACCTCTTGTGGCATAACATTGTAAAGACTAAAAGCTTTAAGGCGGGCATCATACATAGCATCAAAACCCTGCCAGTTAGACAACTCAGCTTTAAACTGTTCTTGTAATAACCTGTTCTGATAAGTATCCATAGCAAACTTATAGGTCATTTTCTGCATATTAGTTTGAGACTCCATAAGCCCTTTTTGAGCAATATTAACACCCTCTATAGACTTATTGACATTCTCTTGTGATTTCTGCAAAGATACAGAAGCATCAACGGAACGTGTAGTATTGTAAGCAGCCAAACCATGATTAGCTGCATCACCAATAAATGAATAATCAGTAGGCAACATTTGCGCAGATTCAGCAGCAGAAGCAGCAGCACCACTTCCAACATTTCCACTAGCAGATACATCACCAAGCAAAGCATTAAGACCTGCTGCACGCATATCGTTAGCCTTAGCAGAAGAAGTTCCAAACATACGATACATCATTTCTTGCCAATCTCTAAGTTTTTCCGCTTCTGCAGCATTAAACCTATTTTGCTCTTGCATAATCTTATAGTTCATCTGATTAGTTTTATTGGTATTATGTTTACCAAAAAGACCACCAATAAGAGAACTAGCCATACCTAGAGCACCACCAACGAGAGCGCCAGGAACACCACCAAGGGCTGCACCAGCACCAGCGCCAGCACCAGCAGAACCGAGAGCAGTACACTTTTTCAAGTGAAAAGGAGCACCGCCAAAAGCGGCAGTACTCCTTAAAATTATATTAGACAACATAGGCAAAACTATTTAAAGATTTCCATAAGTCGAGACTGAAACTCTTGATTTTCTTTCTCAATTTTATCTTTCTCTTCTTTTTCCTTTGCCGCAACAGCCGCTTTCTCTCGAGCATCCTTATCCTTAGCAGCAAGTTCTTTCAAATAGCTCATCTTTTCACTAGCCGTTTGAGTATACCGACTAGGGCATGAATTAATAAGCTCATCATCAGTCAAAGAGCCGAAAGTGTCTTCAAACTGAGAACGGAAATTTGACGTATCAATCATAGGCTGAAGAGATTCTTTAATCTCTCGCAAAGTTTGAGCATCAACACGCATATTATCAATACGTTGTAACAAAGATATATCAGTATGAAAAGACGTACGCAAAGGGTTATTCTTATCATCAACAGACGTAACTTCATGTTGTACCTCCTCATAAACGGGTGGTACATAAACTACTTTATCTTTAGCTTTCATAATCAAACAACATTAAATTATTTTGAATAAGGCAAACCATACATACTGAATGGGCGGACAGCCACACAAGTATTAACACTGCCAATAAGCAACTTATCATCGTTTACTGTACCC